GCCACACGCAGTCTACCCTGATGGACAATCTTCCCGCCGTCCTGCTGGCCCTGCTGATCTGGATCTTGATCGGCATCGCCGCTCGCCTGGGCAGCCTTGACCTGCCGCTACAGCCATGACCACCGCATCTGATATCCGCCGCGACCTCGCAGCCATCTGCGCCAAGGCTCAGGAGCTGGTGCTGAAGGATGGCGAGTCCGCGCCAGCCAACGGCCCGACCGCTTCTGACGTGCATGTCCCAGTGCCGCTGGGCGCCGGCAAGAAGCTGAAGGAGCGGGCGAAGGAACTGCATGCCCGGCTGGACAAGGCCCTGGGCGTGCGGCGTGAGGCGCTGAGGCGGCACGCGCAGAAGAAGGCCGATCGGGCCGAGGCGAGGCGCCGCGCCGCTGCCGTGCGCGCCAAGAACGCGCAAACATCGATGGATGTGGTCAAATAACAGAGTAAGCACCTGCATACCATGAAATTTGAACTGCGCGTTGATTTCGTCAAGTCCGACCAGGCCGGCCGCTTTGTGCGCGGCTGGGCATCGGTGATCGAGCAAGACGGCCAGCCGGTCGAAGACTGGCAGGGCGACACGATCAGCATGGACGAGCTGCGCAAGGCTGCCCACGGCTACGTCACGCGGGCGCGCGTCGCCAAGGCGATGCACAAGGGCGATCAGGTGGGCGAGGTGGTCGAATCGGTCATCGTGGATGACGCCTTCGCCAAGGCCATGGGCATCTCGGACAGCCGGCGCGGCTGGTGGATCGGGATGCAGATCAACGATCCGAAGGTGCAGCAGCAGGTGCGCGACGGCGTGCTCAAGTGCTTCAGCATCGGCGGCAAGGGCAAACGCACCAAGATCAAGGACTGAGCATGTCAAACGCACTGAGCGACATGGACATCGAGGAAATCAGCCTGGTGGGCGACGGGGCCAATCCTGGCGCGAAGATCGAAATCTGGAAAGCAAAAAACATGAGCACCTTTGATGCGAAGATGGCGCAGCAGAAGCTGCAAGATGGTTTCTGGCGGCTGACTGATGCGCTGCGGGAAAGCATCAAAGAAGCAATGGAAGGTGAAGCGCCTGCCGGCGATGTCACTTCCAGCATCGATTCATTCGTCGCGGCACTCAAGGCGTTGGTGCCGGATGCGACCGCAATTTCGAAAGCCCTTGCCGGGCCTCAAAAGGAGATCGAGATGACCCTCGAAGAACTGGCCAAGTCGCTTGAAGCGGCCGAAGCCAAGCTGGATGAACTGGAGAAGGCCAACGGCGCCGCCGTGGCTCGCGCCGCCGAACTCGAAGGCTTCGTGAAGGCCAAGGACACCGAGATCGCCGGCCTGAAGTCGGACATCGCCAAGGCGAAGCCGGCCGACACCGAGGACGAGATCCTCAAGGCGCTGCCGGAAGCGGCCCGCGCGCTGGTGCTGAAGGCGAAGAAGGCCGAGGCCGACGCGACTGCCGCTCTGGCCAAGGCCCGCGAGGCCCAGGACACCGCCGAGGCGATCGCCAAGGCCAAGACCCTGAACTTCGGCAAGCCCGAGGACGTGGGCCCGCTGCTGATGCGCGTCGCCAAGGGCATGACCACCACCGACGACGCCGCCACGCTGGAGCAGCTGCTGAAGTCGGCCGGCGAGGTCGCCAGCAAGTCGCCGCTGTTCAAGGCCCATGGCACCCCGGGCAACCAGGGTGACGATCCCGAGGCGCTGCTGAAGCAGAAGGCCAGCGAGATCAAGAAGGCCCGCCCGGAGCTGTCCGAGGCCCAGGCCTACGACGCCGCCCTGGCGGCCCACCCCGACCTCTACAGCGCCTACGTCGCCAAGCGCCGCGCGGCCTGACCGTCAACACCGAACCTCAGAACGGAGAAATCCATGAGCTACGAAAACACCGGCCACCAGATGACGCTGGTCGCTGCTGCTGACCTGTCGGCCAAGCAGTACTACGCCGTCAAGATCGATTCCAACGGCCTGGCCGCGCTGGCTGCTGCCGGCGAGCCCGCCGTCGGCATCCTGCAGAACAAGCCGACCGCTGGCCAGTCCGCCACGATCTGGACCTTCGGCCCGCGCACCAAGGCGGTCGCCGGCGGCACCATCGCGGCCGGCGCGCTGGTCGCGTCCGACGCCAACGGCAAGCTGGTCACCGCCACCACGGGCAAGGTCAACACCTCGGACGCGGGCGCCGCGGCTGACCCGCTGATCGCGTCCAACGTGCTGGGCATCGCCGCCACCGCGGCCGTGTCCGGCGACGTCTTCACCGTCGTGCTGTGCGGCCTGGGCGCTGTCCAGACCACCAACGCCTGATCCAACATCTCTGAATAGGAGAACCCTATGAATCCGACTCCGGGCGACGTCCACGTAAACGCGCCGCTGACGAACATCAGCATCGCCATGATCCAGAACGCCGCGAACTTCGTGGCGGGCCGGGTGTTCCCGAACATCCCGGTGCAGAAGCAGTCCGACCGCTACTACACCTATGACCGTGGCGAGTTCAATCGCGACGAGATGAAGGAGCGCGCGGCTGGCACCGAATCGGCCGGCGGTGGCTACACGGTGGACAACACCCCCACCTACTACTGCCCGGTCTACGCCTTCCACAAGGACATCGACGACCAGACCCTGGCCAACGCCGACGCGGTGCTGAACCTCGACCGCGAGGCCGTCACCTACGTGACCCAGAAGGCCCTGATCAAGCGCGAAAAGCTGTGGGTCAACGGCTACTTCAAGGCCGGCGTGTGGACCAACGACTACACCGGCGTGGCCTCGGCCCCGAGCGGCGCGCAGTTCCTGCAGTGGAACGACGCCAACTCGACCCCGATCGAGAACGTGCGTGCGCTGAAGCGCAAGATCCTGGAGAGCACCGGCTTCGAGCCGAACGTGCTGACGCTGGGCCGCCCGGTCTACGACGCGCTGGTCGACCACCCGGACATCATCGACCGCATCAAGTACGGCCAGACCCCGGGTTCGCCGGCGATGGCCACCCGCGATGCGCTGGCGAAGCTGTTCGAGATCGACCGCATCGAGGTGTGCAACGCGATCGAGAACACCGCCAAGGAAGGCCAGGCCGCCGCGCACAGCTTCATCGCCGGCAAGGGCGTGATGCTGGCCTACGCGGCTCCGGCTCCGGGCCTGATGACCCCGTCGGCCGGCTACACCTTCTCGTGGAACGGCTACATGGGCGCCGGCGCCGAGGGCAACCGCATCAAGCGCTTCCGCATGGAGCACCTGTCCAGCGATCGCGTCGAGATCGAGATGGCCTGGGCCACCAAGCTGGTGGCTGCTGACCTGGGCGCGTTCATCGCCTCGGCCGTGGCCTGATGCATGGCAGGGCTACGGCCCTGCTATGCTCCCCGCCTTCCCGTCATCTGAGGTTCTTCATGGCCCGCTTCTCCCATCCGCTGCCCTTCTCGCCGCTGTACGACTTCATGGCCTGCAAGCCGGTGACCATCAACGGCGCCGCCTACCAGCCCGGCGACCGCATGAGCACCGAGGCCCGGGACGGGCTGGGCGAGCGGCGCCTGCGCCAGATGTACGAATCCCGGCTGATCACGCCGATCCCGCCCGAGCCCGTGCCGGCGCTGCTGCAGGCTGCGGCCGAGCCGGCCTCCGAGCCGCTGCCCGACTACGCCTGGTCCGATGCTGGCGGTGGTGGCGGCGATGGCGGCTTCGATCCGATGGCGACCGAGGCCGCCCCGGCCGTCACCGCCGTGCACAAGGGCTTCGGCCGCTGGTTCATCGTGCGCCCGGATGGCACCGAGGAAGGCCCGATGACCAAGGCCGAGGCCGACGCCATCGTGGGGGTCTGACGTGGCGCTGATCGTCGAGGACGGCACCGGCCTGACCGCCGCCGAGTCCTACCTGGCCGTCGCCGATGCCGACGCGTACCACGCGGCGCGCGGCAACACGGCCTGGTCATCGCTGGACACGACCGCGAAGGAGCAGGCGCTCCGGTCGGCGGCCGGCTACATCGACACCATCCAGCGCTACAAGGGGTTTCGCCTGACGGCGGCCCAGGCGCTGGAGTTCCCGCGCACCTCGTGCTTCGACTGGTCGGGCTTCCCGGCCGAGGGCGTGCCGGCGCGCGTGAAGCAGGCCTGCGCCGAGCTTGCCCTGCGCGCGTCGGCCGGCAGCCTCTACGCTGACCTGAGCCGCGGCGGCAAGATCAAGAGCGAGTCGGTCGGCCCGATCAGCACCACCTACGCCGACGACGCGCCGGTGGGCATGCACTACACCGCGGTGATGAACCTGCTGCTGCCCTACAGCCGCGTGGCTGGCCCGCGCATGGGCGGCCCGAGCTTCTCGCAGCCCGCGACCGACCCGTACTTCCAGACCGGCGTGCACGACTTCCCCGCCGTCGGCGGCCTGAGCCCGACCGGAGAGTGACGTGGCCTCCGTCTACGCTGGTGCTGATCGGGCCGACCGACTCGCTCTTGATCTTGCCGCCGCAACCGCCCTCGCGCTGATCACGGCGAAGGGCGGCCCGATGCGGCTGCGCCGCGTGACCACCACGCTCGATCCGGTCACCCAGGCGGCCACCGAGACGACGGACGCCGCCACCTTCAAGGCGGTGGGCCTGCCGCCCGGCAAGAGCGCCGAGTACCACATCGGCAGCCTGCAGGGCCGCAACATCATCGAGCTGCACATCGCGCAGCTCGGGCAGGTGTACGAGGCGGTGCTGTACGCCGCCCTGGGCTACGTCGATCTCGACTACATCGCGGACATCCTCGCGGTGGAGCTGGTGCCGCAGCCGGGCGACATCGTGACCTGGGCGGGCGCCGACTGGCGCGTGATCTGGGTGAGCGCGCTCAACCCGGCCGGCGACCTCGCCGTCTACACCAAGGCCTACGCGGAGCGGTGATGAGCAACGGCCAGCAGTTCAACGCGACGCTCGGCGCCTGGGCCCGGAAGGCCGGGGCGAACCTTGACGCGCTGGCGCGCCAGTCGGCGCAGCAGCTGGCGGCCAACGTGGTGCGCGACACCCCGGTCGACACCGGCTTCCTG